GTTGCGTACTGTGTCGAGGAATCTTCCCTCATCGGATCCGTTGATGACATAAAAGTCTACTCCCAATTCGTTACATAGAGCCTTTGCTACCGTGGTTTTACCAACACCTGGTGGGCCCGCAAGTAACATATTAGGTATTTCCCCTTTATTTAGAAATTCCTTAAATGTCTTTTTTATATTGTCTGGTAGAATACATTCATCAATTGTAGTGGGTCTGTATTTTTCAACCCATATAAAGTCGCTCATTAGTCTCCTAAGAATTTTGTGGATGATCGTTTATGTAGTAATCTTGCCATTGTGAATTATGTGCCGAACCTTTTTTACGTTCGAAATCTGGAGGTGGTGGAACCATTCCACCCTCTTTATAATCAAATATACCCATTTCCCTAAGTGCCTTTCTTTCTTCTCTAGGTGAAATCTCACCACTATATGGGATGCCCACAACTTCACATGCAAACAGTTCAATAAAGTATATCACAGCAAAAGACTTTATGAGAACAATATCACCTGCAGCAATTTGCATTATTTTTTCAATTAGAGGTTCTTTACCTGTGTACTTATCTTCAAAATAATCTAAGATTTCATCTTCATGATCATTATACAATGGAACATTAACTGTGTCTTTTAAATGTTGTGTGCGTCCACTTTCTTTATATCCTTTAAGGAAGATTTGTTTCCAGTCTTCCTTATTATAAATCTTTTTTAGTTTCTTAGCAAGAGTCATTTATCCAAATGTTGAATCAGGTTCTAACGCAATAAAGTAAGTTAAATCGTGTTGAGTGTTCTGAAACTTGGATAGTAATTTAGAAGAAACCGCTACATCATATGGGCCTGGAATAATTTTAATATTCTCTACCTTAAAGTTAAATGTGAATGTCTTTTCAGTTTCACCAACTATAACAGCATATTCATTAGAAGTATCATTCTTCTTATCACGAACCACAAGTTTAACAACACCTGCATCACCAACAACACAAAAATCAGGAAGTTGATATACAGCAGCCGCTTTTAATAACTTTTCTAATGAACTAGTATCCAACTTGAATTGAACATCATCTGAAGGAAGTTCAATTGCTTTATCAGGTGGAGAAATAATTACATTAGGATCTGCGTAAAAGTATTTAACCTTTCTTTTCCCTTCACGAATAGTTAAATATGAAGGTTCTTTAAAGTCCATCTCAGGATCTTGATGAAGACTTAATCCATTTAGGAATTGATTAAGATCATAGACTGCAAAGTCACGTGGGAACTGTTCATCAACAATTGCTTCTGCAAGAATGTTTTTTGCAACAGAAATAGTACGAAGTTTGTCTCCCTGCTTTACAAGAATTGAATTATTAATTCCTGCAAAGTTTTTAAGGATAGTTAGAGTGTTATCAGATAGTTTCATAATTAAGGCATTTGATCAAATGATCCATCACTAATAGATGGTTTACCATAGTGTCCGTCAAAGTGTAGTAATAGCATAGCATAATGTATCACTTTTAACAAGTCTTTTTTGTTTCTTCCATCTTTACTTCCATACCTACTTGCGTATTTTAGTATGTTTGCCTGACAGAATCCTGATGCAATATCTCTTGCAGCCATCAGGTCTATTGTTTGAACATTACGGAACTCATGTTCTGTTCCAGTGTAATGCCCATTATAGGTACCAGAAACATAATCCTCAATATCTTTCATGATTTCTGTTTCATGATACTTGTATTGATGGTTACGTCTAGATTCTCTTTTTTCTTCAATCATGTCTTTATATGCTTGTTGTGTCCAACCGTCATTGTATGCTGAGTTTGCATTTATATGTAAATTTGCATCTTCTGGTGTGCAAGATTCATAAGCTGATGCGGGTTGAAAATGATGTGCTGCTCTATCATCAACATCAGCTAAGTCTATAGAACCAGCCGATTCCATACCTATAGAGTACATGTCCTCATAATCGAGTCCATCGTATAGGGATGCAGTATTTCCTGATCCAATAAAATTTGTTTCCACTCCATCAAAACCACCTTCAATAGTAATACCACTATCGTCTAGTTCTTTGAGTTCTTCATCTTTATCTTTTTTCATGGGATAGTCTTTATCAAATGTTCCATTTAGAATTGAGGCCGCTAGGCTCCATGCATTAACCATAACAAAATAAGAAATTTTTTACGAGACTTTCTGATTTATCAGCACCGAACTGACCTTTCAAAAATCCTGATACAGGATCAAGTTTAGTCATGTAGGTATCAAAGTCTTTGTAACTACTAATTTCATAGCCACTTGGTTTCTCTAATTCTATCATATTTTTGTACTTAGTCAAGTATTTTTTAAACATATCTATATGTTCATCTACTTCAGACATGGTACATTTAGCAATGTATATGTTCTTCGAGAAGTGATTACCTATTTCAAAGAATCTATAGTCTCCTTCATATACAGGTAATCCCTCTACAGAGAATGAATAATTTTCTACAGGATGTTGAAAGTCAAATACTATAATAACTTTCTTATCAGTAAATCCCATGAGATCCATACCAAAACAGGGAAGATTACTTCCAGTCTTAGGATAGATGATGTTGTTGTAAATACAGGATACTTCATTCCAGATTTCTACCTCCCTTGATTTAATAAAATATGGATGTGTGTATAGGTTAGCAATCAGTTTTGTCTTCTTACCTTCCCAATTGGCCCATTCATAATTCCTAACCATATCTGGAAAGGAATCGAATAGAGCATCTTTATAATTTTTCCAAAGATTCATCTGCTTAAAAATAAAATTAGACCACGAGTAAACATAAGTCCAAATATAACTAGGTAAACCCATAGCACCGTCATACTAATTCGGTTTTCTAGATTACCCCTCATGAAACCTTTATAAGGTTGTTCCTCATAAAGGTCATAATACTTTTTATAC